AGACGCTATTGCCGGTCGCGACTTCGACGAAGCCTTGGCCGTTATAGATGCATATCAGAGGCCGCGATGGTCTAGCGTTGAAGCGTGCCTGAAAGATTATGCCAAGACGCGCCCCGCACCCACCACCCCGGAGCGCCCATGAGCAGGGTAGCGGCTACGGATACTCGCCGTCGAGCCGTTCGCGATGGCCGGTGATAAAGCCGTTACCGCGGCGAAGGTCTGAAATCTCTGCCTGAGCCGTGGTCAGCATCTTGCTGTGATTGTTGAGACGTTCTTCGATCACCGCCATGCGGGAATCGTTCTTCGCGAGCGCCTTGACAGTTTCCTCTAATCGATCGATCCGCACCGTGAAGACGTTGATCTTGCCTTCCATACGGATGAGATAGATCAGGCCGATGCCGACGATGCCGGCGAAGTTGAGCACCGCGCCGAAGGTGATTGTCGGGTCAAAGGTCATCGCGCTCATTTCTTCTTCGTGATCGCGGCTGCGACGGTTGCGAGCGCACCTTTCACCGGCTGTCCGGTGATCGCGGTTTGCCGCTCGTTCGAACCGGTCCAGACATGAACGCCGAGCAGACCGAATCGTGCCGCCCACCACGTCGTGATGATGCCGCTCGCCTGCACCAGATCACCGATGCCGGCCTTCCAGCCGATGAGGTACATGATGAACGGCGGCCACATCAGCGTCTCGACGAACAGCGACCAGGCCAGCAGCATGCGCCATGATCCCCACCAGCCGTCGACCTTGGCGGCCTCCGCGCGGATGGTCTCGTTGACGGCCTCAACCTGAGCCTTGCCGACGTCGGCCTGCGCCTGCGCCATAGTCGCCAACGCCTGCCACTTCGCGACGGCCTCGGACTCGGCAGCGGATAGCTGCGCCTGCACAGAGGCCGGGTCGCTGTTGACGATGGCGTTGTTGACAGCGTCGGGCGTCGGCGGAACGCCAAGCGCACCGGCGACGACACGGCCAGCCCACTCACCGAGCGCAGCACCGCCGGGCACGGGGATCAGCCCGCCAAGGATTCCGCCCAGCGTGGGAGCGAGCGGCGCGACGACGGCACCAACGTCTTTCCAGTCCATGTCAGGCGTCCTTGGTGTGGTTCGCGCGTCGGATGAAGTAGACGGCCGCTCCGACCGCAGCGATGAAGGCCACCGCAACCATGATCGGCGTCCACGAGAACCCGGCCTGCACGGCGCCCGCGGTGGCTGCGGTCGCGGTGGTGACGACAACCGCTGCGGTCTTCGCCGCCGACGGCTGGCCGAACACTTTGGCCTGCGCCTGCGACCATTCGGCGTCGGTCATAGGGTACGGCTTGCCCGCCTCATGCCAAGCCTGCGCCTTCATCAGCGCGACGCCCTTTGGAGATTTCAGGTAATCATCATTGATGACGGTGTTAGCGGTCAGTCCGGGAACGCGCGCGGTCAGGAACGCGACATAGGCGTTCACCGAATTGCCGCCAGACCATGTTCGGATCGCATCGGCGAGGCGCTTGTTGCGGTAGTTCTTGCTCGATCGCCAGAGATCGAACTGCGCGCAAGCGCCGGCCACCATGGTCGGGAACATAGCAATGGTGTTACCCTGCCCCGTCCCGTCCTTGAGACCGATATTGGCCGTTGCGCCCCATTTCTTCGTCAGGGCATTCCCGCCCCACATTGCTCCCGGATTCTTATATCGGATCGACGCTGGCTCGGTCATGGCGGGCGAACTCCTGTTCGCCGCACCATCGGTCGGCCAGGAGCCCCCCGCCAACGCACACACTGTCTGCCTATATCCCGGTTTTGCGTGGGGCAGAGCTATGGTAGAAAGGTCTTTTTTGGAGATTGACAATAAATCAATGAGCAGAAGAAAAGAGATTTTCGGGTTCGACGCCCTGCGCGCATTTTCGGTGATCCTCGTAATCACCTCTCACGTCGGCGCAATCGAGTCGGCGACAAACCCGTTCTGGGTCCGGTTCTTTTCGGTATTCAACGCAACCTACGGCGTGAAGACGTTCTTCGTCCTGTCAGGCTTTCTCATCACCACTTTGCTGATCAAAGAGAACCGTACATATGGCGGGGTCAACGTCCTCAACTTCATGGCGAGACGAGCTCTACGTATTTTGCCGCTGTATTTCCTTATTCTGCTGATCATCGCCTCGCTGATCTATCTCGGGATTGCTCAAAAAAGTTGGAGCGCGATGCTTTTCGGAGCGCTCTATATTTTCAACTTCATCCCCAAAGCCCTCAGCGTCAACTATATGAGCCATCTTTGGAGTTTGGCCGTCGAGGAACAGTTCTATCTTGTCTGGCCGCTTGTCTTTTCCCTCTGGATCGACCGAAAAACTATACTAATACTGATTTGCTGTACCGTCATTGCGGCCTGTTGGATGACGATGGGAGCAAACTACGGCGAAGTAACCCAGAGGTTTTTCACAGACCGTTGGACCATTCCGGCCATCTACCCCATATCGATCGGTGCGATGATGGCCCTCTGCATTGGGCCATGGATGAAGCGCATCTCGGTCGCGCTCTTAGCCCTTGCGCTGATCGCAACGCCTTTGTTTGTGGAGCATTCCAATCTGCTAGAGATCGCAAACACGTTCGGAATCGGCCTACTCATTGCATGGATATATTTGAACCAGGATCGAGCCGTCGTTCAGTCGCTCGAATGGTTCCCGCTCAAATATATCGGAACGATCAGCTACGGGCTTTACATGTGGCAAGGATTGTGGACTGGCAACGGCCCATACAGGGTAGTTCCCGGCTTTCCCCTTGAGCCGCACTTAGGAGCCCTTCTCACGCTGCCATGCGCAATTGTCTCGTTCCATCTGTTTGAAAGGCCCATTTCGCGAAAGTTCCACGAGTACTTTCCACCGACAGGGCCGTCTACTGGATCACCTGTGCCAATCCAAGATACCCCGTAGCGGCAGCCGCGTTCCCTGCCGCGTTCGTAACGGCAATATTCCCGCCAGTGGCACGGCCTGCGAAGTAACCATCGGTGGCACGCTTTCCCGCGAACAGCGCGCTGTCATCGATCAGTCCGATTTTGGCATGGGGCGCCACGCCGCCATGCGAAACGGTTGTGGTCTGATCGGCCGTCGAAAGCTCAAATGGAACAACCAGAGGCTTGTCGGTCCACTTGTTGCCCGAGGTCTCAATCGAATTCAGCCCGAAAGCGCTGTGGTTTCGGATGCCGACGTTCGTAGCTCCGGTGCAGGAGTTGTTGCGGAATATTGATCCCGCAGGCTCGTTTCCGCCAACCGCGTATGAAAGGAAATACGTTCCCGGGTCCACGCCAGTGTTGTTCTCGACAATATTTCGAGCGCCAGCGTCCAGATGAATTGCTATCGACGAGCACGCGTTGAAGTCGTTGCCGTCAACGACCCCACCAACATTCCGCGTGAGCCGGATACCGTTGCCGCAGCTTTGGATCTTGTTATCGCGCACTGCGCATTTAGTCGCGTTGCGCGGGGACAGCGCCATCATTTCGATGGTGTAGACATCCTCATCCGTCGTATCGCCCCAATCGACCAGCGTGTTACCGTAGATAGCGCAGCCGGACACATCCATAAGAGTATTTGAGACGATCCGAACGCCAAATTGCTTGCCAACAGAATCGAATTTGCGAGAGACGTAGTTGTCGTAGATTTTGTTGTCGTCGATGCCACCGGTGTAGCTGTCGGTAAAGTGCTGAACGTTGATACCGCTCACGCGGCAATTCTTGAACTTGTTGCCGAAAACGTTATTCCGCGCGCCATCGAGGATTTGCAGACCGTCGCGACATCCATCGCTGATATTGCCATAGACGGCGCAATCGCTGCCCCAGATGCGAATGCCTTCGGTGTGATTGCTGTCGTTGGCGCCATAGATGGTATTGCCAGCGACGACCTGTCGATCCCCGTAGCCGTAGAGTAGCTTTTCCCAAGGATAGTAAGCGATGCAATGCAGCGTTTTGTTGCCGTTCGAATTGCCATACGTCCCGCTCGGGAAAATGCAGTTGATGAAACGACCGTTGAACTCGTCCTTGGTGAAGTGGATCTTACTGAACGTATGATCGCCGCCACCAGTAGCGATGATGCCGAAGTGCGCGGACCCCGCATAGTTCGGGTTAACCTCGGTGTAGTACGGAGGGAAATACGCGACCTCGAAACTTGTCGGCCCACCAGACATCTCGCAGTTGCGGACGATCGCACGGGTGCAGGCAGCGAGATGAATTCCAGCTTGGGGCGGTCGCAGAAGCCGGATTCCGCTAAACCGGAAATTCAGCGCACTCTCAACGTAAATGAGGCCTGGCATGTTAGCGGTGGTGTCACCGGTCAGACTGAAAGCACCGTCACCCTCTATGGTGCCCGTGCCTTTGAACGTGACGCGATGAGCGGTGACCTTGAACATGTAGGCAGGATCGGCCTCATACGCGGAATAATTGGCCTTCAAGTAACCATCGATCTGAACGGACATTTTTCGATCAATGGTCGCGGCCGCAGAAAGTCCACCAGACGTGTCAATGTTGATGACGCCGCCGAGGTCAGGGATCAGCAGCGTGCCGCCAGTCGGCGTTCGAGAAATGGCCGTCTTGAGGATGGTCATGTTGGTCGATGCAGACTTCGAAGGGCTCAGACCAAGCGCGGCAGCATTGATGACGCGGCCCTTAATGTTGAAGCCAGCGCCGTCGCCGGTGACCAGATCGCCGCTGCTCGTGCCGGTGCTGGTGTATGTCGCGCCGTCGCCATCGCCCGCAGTCGCATAGCCTGACGTTTCGATGACGTCGCTGCCGGGCGGAAAGTCAGTGACCTGCGCAGTAGCCGCGCTGCTGATGCGGGTGAGGTCGATGGCGCCGCTCGACACATAGCCGGGCCCCGGCACATAGACCATCTGGCCGGAGGAATCGAAGGCCAGCACCTTGTTTCGTCGAGTCTCGATCGATGCTAGGATGCGGTTGGTCGCGCCTTCGCTGCCGGGCAACTGGATGGAGCGAGAGTCCAATTCTTGCAGAATGGCGATGAAGCGGGAGAACTGGAGATTGATGCCGCCGACGTCGAGCGGGCCGAACGTCGGGATATGCGTTTCGAGCGAGATGGCCGTTTCGCGCGCGATCGATACGGTGCAATTCGACTTCGCCGACAGGAAGGTGACCGATCCGCCCGTCTCCACACCCGCGCCGCTGACGGTGTAATGCACACCGCGCACCTGCACGATGCCGTTCACCGCAAGGATCAGATCGTCGTCGGTGAAGAAAATAAACGGGACGACAAACACGGTCTGCGGGGTTGCGCCGACCGTGTAGGCGATGCGGGGGGTAATATCCGAAACGTCGAGCCAGTCCTGTGCCATGCCGCGACGATGCTGCGGCGGCTGTCAGAGCGACAACGCACGGCCTACCGGCTTACGACGGCTCCAAGGTTCGGAGCCCGAGCGGGCACATTGTCGCCAGGCGCGTACCAGAACTGCTGCCCGGTTTCCTGCTGCAAACGCTGCTCCATGCGCCGGAACGAACCGCGGTAGTCCGGATCGGTCAACTGTTGGAGATTGTCCCAAAGCAGCCGATCGACGGCCAACTTCGTATAGAACGTCCCCGGTGTGTATCGCCGCCCGATGCGCGTCAGTTCGGTCGCGATGTTGGTGTCCTTGCCCTCATAGAGCTTGCGGACCTGCGATGACGACAGTTTGAACGCATCCTCGACCACGCCGGCGATCGGACCGCCAGCCTCCGCGATCGGTGACCGGCCGCCCTTGGTGAAGGCCGAATTCAGCATGTCGCCGTAGACGCCGAGCCCACCGCCCTGCGCGAATGCCTGCACCCAGAATTTCGGCGTATCCATCGCCTGCGGGTCTTTGCCGTAGAGCACGTTCTTAGCCTGGATTGCGGCGGCGCCGACAAGGAAGTGCAACAGCACGAACGGGATTCCGAGCTTCGCCATCTCGCCCCACGTCTCCTGAGAAAAGATGCGCATCATGTGGGTCGCGGCCATGGTGATCGAGAACGACTTGAACATGGCGACATTTCGGTTCAACTCTCCGAGGAACGTGCCCTGCGCCTGCCCGCCGGTGGTGAGCGCGCGGGATCGGGAGTCCGGCTCCAGCACCGCGAACCGCCGCTCCTGAATGATCCCGGTGCGCAGCTTCTCACCGAGCCTCTGATCCGCAATGGCCGACGTGTCGAGGAAGCGCGTCCCGTTTGTTTCCAGCACCGGGGCCGCGCGGATCGTGTCCCACTCGGCCGGGGTGATCTGGTAGCGTTCGAGGAAGTTGGCGAGCGGGCGATTGACGGCCTGCAACTCGGCAAATGGCAGATGGACGTGGTCGGCGATGTGGCCGGTGAACTCCATGGAGAACACCCGCTTCATCATCTCGGTCCACGCCTGCAAGCCCTGAGCGCGGATCACCGCCGTTGCCATGAACCGCAACTGTGCCGGCCCTGCGACCTGATCCTGAAAGAAGCGATAGCCGTGATTGAAGTCCATGGCGGAATGCGCCGTCAGGTTCATGCGCGCGGCCAGGTTCTTGCTTTCCGCGCCACCCTGTTGCAACTCGCGGCCGACACCGGCGAGCAGTCGCGCCGCCGGAATGCCGTTGTAGTTGGCTGCAAGGAAGCTGGTGACGGAATCGCCCGGGATGGCCGAGATCACCGCGCCCTTGAGCTGCGCCGCCGTGCTGATGCTGCGGAGCCCACCGAGAATGCCGGCCATCAGCGGCCCCTCGACGACGTTGGCACTGCCATTCAGCACCGCATAGGTCTTGCGGACCATGCTGGCACTTTCCAACATCCGCACGGGATTGAGCCGTTCCAGCCGGGAAAGCTGTCCTTCGGCCGCTTTCAGACGCGGCATGACCGCCGCCATGATAGCGCGATGGTTCGGGCCGATCACCTCGGCCATGGAAATCTCGCTCGCCATCTTGTTCATGTGGCCGGTGAGCAGGCCCATGACGTTGTCGCCGACGCCGTACTTCTGTTGCAGCCGCAGCCACGCCTCGGCGCCGGCCGAACCGTCGGCAAACTCGAATGTGCGCTGGGACGGCGAGAACATGCCGACGCCGCCGCCCGATCCGGTGATATCGGCATAGGCGCGTCGCAGGATGAAGTCCGCTTCCTCGGTGGTGGCCGGGACGTTCTTCCGGGTATCCCACAGCCGGGCGATACCGCCGTCGGCCATGGCCTCGCGAAAATCGGTCACGAATTCGGCCTCGGAAACCTTGCGGACCTGCTCGCTATTCCACGGCTGTGGCACGCGCCAATTCTCGTTCGCCTCGAAGTTCTTCCCGGCGGCGCGAGCGCGAGCCTCCCCGGCGAGCCGCACGTCGGTGAAGGACTTCGCTGCGGCTGACGCCAGGTTGTCGCCGGTGGAGACGCCGAACACCTCGCGGATGATGTTCTTCGCGGATGCGATCTGCGCCTTGGTCGAGCCCAATAGTCCCGGCGCGTATTTCTCCATCGCCTCGCCGAACTGCGCCGCCATCTGATTCCAGATGTCTTCGCGCACGATATCGACGTTGCGGGTGCCCCGGCTCCGAAGGCTCTGCGTCAACTGATCCATGACGCCGGCAATGGGGCCGTCAGGGTGTCCCAGCATCCGGCGCTCGAACCCGGCAAAGGCAATTGCCTGTTTAGCCGCGTCATTCTTGAGTTTCTTCGCACCGTTCTGTATGGCGGTCGCGGTCGCCAATGCTGCTTCCGCCTCGGCGTCAGCGGGCCCCATCTTTTTGCTGAATTCGCCCTTAGAGCGCTCGTACAATGCAAGCGCCTCGTCACCGATCGCGCGGGTAATCTGGCCGCTGTCGACCAGTTTGGTGATGCATTCCAAGATTGCCATTACACAGCCTCCGCGGGATAGGGCCCGACGCACGCCTTGATCTCTGCTGCGGCGGCTTCGCGAGAGTCCGCCTCCGCAATGATATCGTCGAGCCGCCGCGTGGCGGGCGCCATCTGTCCGCCCTCGTCAATGACAGCGCCGACCGGCACCTCGAAGTCGGGGTTTTCGGCCAGCAGCTTGTCGAGATCGCGGGACACCGTTTCCTCGAGATCGGGGTCGGTGCGCATGGCGTCGATTTTCTCGGGCGTCAGTTCGGCTCGCAGGGCTGCCACGGTTTCGGGTTGCCGCTCGGCGAGCACGTCGCGCGGTGCCGGCGCAGGACCGCGTCCCGTCCCCGGCAGCGTATCCGCCAAGGTGCGCGGCCGCAGCAGCAGTTCGTCCAGCACCGCCATGGCCTCGTCGTCGGTCATGCCGGCGAGCTTGGCCGCGATGGTGGCCGCTTCCTCGCGCGGCATGTCATAGCCGACCTCGCGGGCGATCGCGGTGATGCCCTTCCGCATTTCCTCGGTGTGGTAGCCAACGCGGGCGCGCTGCTGAGCCACCGGCGACGGCCGGCCGATGCCCGGCAGGTCCGGCGTTGCACGGCGCAATGCAACGGCCCGCGTCACCAATTCCTCGGTGACGTCGCGGAGTGCCTGCTCGACCTGCTCCGGAGCTGCCTGCATCACGTGCTGCGCAAGCGCCTGTGCGTCGTCGCGCGGGAGACGGACGCCATATCCATCCTCGGCAAGACGCGCCACGGAGCGCCGCAGGCCCGTTGCGGCGGCTTCCTGCGCGGACGCCTCGCGGCTCGCGGCGGCGTCACGGCGGCGAGGAATTGCCTGCTCGCGTGTGGTAAGCCGGCGGCCGGTGCGATCAACCGACGCGGTCGACTTCGCCAATTCCTTCTCGGCGCGGGTCACGGCTTTCTGCAAGCCATTGCGCTCGGCGGTGAGCGAGGCGATCAGGCGACGATCTTCCGGCGAGGTCTTCGCCAGCGTCTCGGTGATCTGCGCCCGCTCGTTTTCCAGCAGCGCGCGTGTTTCACGTGAAGCGCCCTTCAACTGATCGTCGATGGCCGCGAGACGCGTTTGCGTGACGTCATCGATCGGCGACCGTGCATCCGCCAACCGCTGTTCAGCGCGTGCGAGATCGTCGCGCAGCCCGGCGACATTGTCCTGCAACGACGACAGGCCGGATTGTCGCTGCGCCAGTGCCTCGCGTTCTGCGGTGACGGATAGCCCCTCGGCATCAAGCCGTGCGCGCGCGGCATCTGCCGCCTGTCGCGCTTGATCGGCGGCTGTGCGGAATTCGGAAAGCTGGACTTCGGACAGCCGCTCCATGGTAGGCGGCAGACGGGCAGCATCGCGTTCGAACGTGATCGCGGACTCGCTGGCTTGCGCCGCCTTCGCACGCGCCTCCATGATCGGCGTCAGCTTGGCGTCATACGAAGCGAGAATGCCGCCTTCCGGCAGCGGGCGTTGATCGAACTCGGGACGACCGGATGCCAGTTCGTCGATCCGGCGCTGCAACTCGGTGCGGTGAAACGCTTCGCCGTCGGCACCGGGGAAGCGGTTTGTGCTGGCGATCTGCGCCTCGTTCTCGATGACGTTGCCGGCGTCGCGGATCGTGCGCGGCCATTCGCCGGTCTTGACGCGCGACCATGCCGCCGCGAGTCCCTTGAAGCCGCCGCCGAGCACCGAGCCCATGCCAGCAGCACCGAGCACGTTCAGCGCCGGTGCGCCGCTCTCGATATAGCCCGGTTCGATCTGCTCACGGCTGGGTGCGTTCAAGCCCTCGATCACGGCCTGCGAGCCGCCGGCAATGGCACCCCATGCCAGCGCCGTGCCGAGCACGCCGAACGATGCCGGAGCCGCCAGCGGAAACGCCAGCATGTTGACCGGATCGGACAGCGCCGCGCCGGTCGAGCCGAGAAAGCCGCCGACAGAGCCGCCGAACGTGGTTTCGCGTCGCGACATACGCGCAGCGGCGGAAACCTGATTGCGCCCGATGTCGTCGGCGCGCCGCTGCAATTCGTCGTCCGTCAGGTCCGGCAGATCGAGCGCCGGGTTTTTCACCCGCAACTGCCGCAGCCGCGCATTCAGATCGTTGATGGTAACGGCTTCGGGGTTGTCGGGGAACGCCGCGAGCAGGTTCTCGCCGGTCTTGGTCTTGACCTCGTCCATCCAATCCGAGAGCGCCTGTGACTTGCGGATGGAGCCGGACACCGACGATGCGACGAGGCGGCCTTGGTTCCAGGCCTCGTCAATCCGATCGGTGAACGTGGACGGCAGTTCGCCGACGCTGTTGCGGGACGCGTCGGCAATGGAATCGGTCTGATCCTGCTCAAAAAGCTGGAGCGTCATGGCAATGCATTCGCCCCCGAGAACGGATCAGGCGCAAGCGGGCTCGGCTTGACGTTGCGGAGATCCAGCACAAACGGCCGCAGTCGGTTCGGCACGTTGGCACCGATATCCTGAAACGCATAGATCGGGCGCTCCGGATCGCGGCCAAGCCGGACCAGATAGCGGCCGTCGCCGTAGCTCTCCAACTGCGCGTTGTTGCGGACATATTCGGCGGTGATCGGCGTCCCGTTCGATGTGGTGACGCCTGCCAGAGCGGCATCGGTCAGGCCGTACAAGCGCGCATCGAAGTCCCGCTGTCCGCCGCCGCGCAACGGAGCAATCACCGGTGCGCCGTTGTGGGTGACGATGCCGCCGGTGACGTCGTTGACGGCGCGCTGGATCATGCTGTCGGTGAACTTGCCGTCAAAGTTCGGATCGGTCGCGGCAAGGTCGGCCGCCCGCGCCAACACCGCACCGCGCATGACGGCGTAAGCCCCGGTCGGATCGGTGCGCTGAGTGCGCGAGAAAGCTGCGGCTGGCATGTATTTGTCCATCGCGGCGGTGACATTGTCGGCGTCATTGCCCTTCGTCGGATTGAAGGCATCCTTCGCCTTCATCGCCGACTGACCGCGGATGATGCTTTCGCCGATAGCCGGATCGATGCCCATCATCGCGCCGGCCTGCACCTCGACCATGCCGTCGACGCCCTTGGCACCGAGTTTCACCAGCGTGGCGGCGCGCGTGGCTGGCGGCAACGACGAGGCGATGGTGGAATAGATGCGAGCCTTTGCCGCTGGATCGGTCGCGGCATCGAGCGCGGCGCGGACCTGTGCGACCTCCGGCGTCGTGAGCGCCGGCATGGGCTGGGTCTGGAACGTGCGCGTGCCCGCCTCGGCCCATGCCGCGCGGGCTTGCAGTCCGGCCTTAAACTGTTTCGGATCGGCAACATTCAACGGTGTCGGCGGCGGCAGCGATGCGGTGTCGGCCAGTGCGCCAATGGTGTGCCTCAACGGATCGTCGGCGAGCGCCTTCGCGGTGCGGTCGCGAATCTCGCTGGCGATCTGCAATCGTCGAGCGTCGGCCGGATTGAGCCCTTCAGTCACAGCGCGGCGCTGCAATTCGTCGACCATGCCGGTTTCCTGCGGCAGCGGCGCTCGGCCGAAGTCGCGCCGGAACTGATACTCGGCGGCAGCGGCGGAAACCTTCTGCAACACCTCGGGCGTGTTCGTCGCGGCGGCGGCGTCGACCAGATCGTTCATCTGCTGCGCGGTCGGAAGAACCGGATTGTCCTTGTTGTTCATGCCGGTCACGATGGCGTCGGCGGCGTCGGTCACCCGCTTGGAAACGAGCGCGTTCGCGCGGCCGATGAAATTGTTGTCGCTCGGCGTTGACGACGGGCCCGAAGTGGTGAATTCGCCGAGACCCTTTGCCGGCTGACGACCGCCTGGCAATGACGACCATTGCCCCGATAGTTGCCGGGGAATGTCCGCGATTGCAGCCTTGTCGCCGGACTTCATCACCGAGAGTAGGTCATTGCCGGTTTTACGCCGGTATTCCTCCTGTGCGAGATTCCACGCAGCCGCGTCCTGATTGGCCGGCGAGAAGTCTTTCAAGCCAAGCTTGCGCGCCTGATCGTCCCACGTTGAGCCGATGAACTGATAGCGCCCCGCCGCCGACGATGTCTTGCCCGCGTCAGGGCCAGACGTAATCGGCTCCGCAACGCGCGGATGATCGGCAAACCCGGCGAACGTCTTGTCGGTGCTGCCGCCATACCGGACATTGTATCGTCCGGCGGACTCACCGCGGGCGATGTAGTTCAAGAGCGCCTGACCTTCCGGCGGAATGTTCTGGTTGACGACGGTCGAAAACCGCGAGTTCTTGTATTGGTCGACCCACGCAGCGGCTTCGTTCGGCGGCACCCGGTTAAGGAACGCCAACTGCTCGCTGTGCTGCACGTCGGCGAGAAACGAGGCTGCCTGCGCCTGTCCACCGAAACGCTTGTAGCGGTCGACCACCTCGTCGATCCGGCTCTGTGGCAACGGCACGCCGCCCTGTCGCGCCTTGAGCAGCGATTGTGCTTCAAGATCTACCGTCGCGAGGTTCTGCGTCCGCTCGGCATCCCACGCATGGACGTCGGCGCGGAGCCGGGCGCCGAGCGTCAACCGCTGCTCCGGCGACAGGTTCAGCTTTTCGTCGCGGACAATCTCGTCGATCTGCTTTACTGCGGCCTGCGGACCACCGGCCTCGAAGGTCTTCTGCACGCCGTCGCGCGTAGCATAGACCGTGGCCGTGGATTCCAGCGCGGCGATGCGCTGATCCGCCGCCGCTTGCGGCAAGAACTGGCTGGTCACGCCGGTGGCGACTACGCTGCGATAACGCGCGATCGCCGCCTGACCATCGGGTGTGCCGAGCGTCCCGGCCATCGCCGCGCCGGTGACAGCGTTCGACGCCTGATCCTCGAGCGCCAGCCAGCTTTGCTTTGCCTGCTGTTCGTTCTTCGCGCGGGTTTCGTTCAGGATCGATGAATAGGCTCCGACGCCTTCGCTGCCGAGCGTTTTCTTCAACTGCGGCACGAAACGCGGATCGGCCTCACCAAGTTTGCCTTGGCTGTACCCGTCCCACGCCGCCTGAAACCCGGTCGGATCGTTCGCGAACTGGTTGCGCAGTTCGGCCCGCTTCGTCGCAATGTCGACTTCCTGATCAGCCAGATAGCCGACCTTGGCCTGATGCTCGTTCAAGCGAAGCTGATCGCCGCCCATCTTGGCGATCTTCTCGCCATCCGCCGCGATCTGCGACCACGCTTGCGCGCTGAAAAGCGAACTGCCGCTGACGCCGCCGGGCGCCTGCGCGAGAACGGGCTGATCGTTCGGGAGTGGGAGACCGGTGCCGGTTGCCATCAGAACGCCCCTCCCGCGGTCAGGCCGGCACCGCGCCCGCTATACCGCATGATGCCGGTCGCCGCGCTGGTGATCGCGCCAAGATTGCCTGCCAGCAGCGAGGTCGACGCCTTTTTTTCCGACAGCACCGACGCACGCGACGCAAGATCAGCCTTCGCCGCGTAGTTCGCCTTCGAGGCCTGGATGTCGTCTTCCGAACGATTGATCGCGTTGTCGAAGATCGCCATCGCCGTCGGACTTGACGCGCCGACGTTGCGGCCGGCGCGGATCGCCTGAATGGCTTCCAGCGACGATGTGAGATTGCGCCGACGCGCCGCTTCGTCCTGCATGGATGCGGTGCGCGCGGCGTCCGCCTGCGCCTTATACTGCTGGGCCTCGAAGTCGGCGGCTGCGGATGCCTGCCCAGCCGCCGCAAGCTGCCCGACCGCCGATGTCGCGGTGCCGATGATCAGTGCTGGAAGTGCCAAAGCTGCCATGTCAGAATGCCACGGTTGTGCGAATTGCAAGGATTTTCAGCGGGAGGGGATCGCTTTGCGTGATCGTGATCGTCGGTTCACGCTCCCACCCGGCGAACTGGAATCGTTGCGGGCCGTTCTTCAACGGCGGCGGCTCGGAAACGTCGTCCGTCACCTGATAGGAGGACAGCGAATATCCATCTGCCTCGAAGCGCGCCGAAGACAGCACATGGACGTAGCATTCGAGGATGCGCATGATGTCACCCGCCATCTGCCCTTCCTGATCGGTGATGACCGGCGGCAGCGTCTGGACGACGGACGTGTAGTAGAGCCCGACGGTGTAAGGTCCGGCCGGCACAGTGCGCAGTCCGAGCGGCCACGGTCCGAGATGATAGTCGCCGGCGACGACATTCACCGGTGAGCCGCGATAGTAACCGGGCACGCCGGCGTTCATGTCGGCTTCCGACGTGTAGCGGGTCGCGCAATCGAGCGTCAGCGTCTGGTCAAACTTCTCAAGGATGTATTTCGTCAGCCCGCCGAGCGTCCGCTTGACGGCGACGTAAAGATCCCCGCCGAGCGAGGCGACCGACAGATACTCGCCGTTCGTTTCCCACGGCGTCAGATTGCGGATTTTCTGCGCCTCGACCAATTGCAGGATCGCGAGTGTCCCGTCCGAATTTCGGATGGCCGCATACCGCTCCGGGTCACCGCCGAAATTGCTGGTGACGGCGAGACGATCCGGCGTCTTGATGAGGTGCGGCGCCAACAACGACACCTCGTCGGCGTCCCACGAACTGGTGAGATTCCCGGTCGGCCGCGCCTTGATCACCAGCGAGCCCGAAACCATGATCGCGCCGCTATCGAACGCCTGCACCTGCGCAGTCGCGGTGATCGGCCAGGGCGAGGCGAAGGGGAAGAACGCCACCGAAGACGGACGAAACGGCGTCGTCGGACCTTCCGGCACATAATACGGCCCGCGGTCGGTCAGCACCAAAAGCTGCTCGGCCGAGAACAATTGCACGATCTTGGATGCGCCGGCGTCGCCAACCGATTCAATGATGGCGTCGCCGTCGGCGCCGGTGCCTACGTTGAAGCTGTAGAGATTTCCGATCTCCGACGCGATCAGATAGTCCGGCGCCGCCGGGTGACCGCCGAACAGCAGACGGTTCCGGTGAAGCTCGATGCAGGATGGATAGCCCCATGCCGGGCCGAAAAGCTGCTCGTCCCAGCTTTTAACCGCCGCGGGCGATGCATTCGCCACCGCCGAGATTGTCGTCTTGGCGTTGGGGCCGAACACGTCTTCGGCTTCAAACGGAGTCAGTCCGCCGATCAAAACGACGGTCAGGGTGGTGCCGTCGGGAATGGAGGTCACCTCGCCTTTCGCCGTCGAGGTCTTGCCTTCAACGACTTCGCCGACAGAAAAGCCGCCCGAACTCGACACCGTGAGCGTCTGCGTCCCGGGAAGTTGCTCGATCACCGTGGCGGTCACGTGCTTGGTATCGATGTAGTTTGTGATCTGCATCGCACGATCGACGTAACGAATATACTCGCCGAGATGCGCCGGCACGAAAACGGATTCTGATGCCGTCACCGTCACCGATCCGGTCAGTGCCGATGGTTGCAGCGTCACGTCGTTGGCCGCCAGTTTTAGATAAGGCTGTTCAGGGCGGCCGGCGGGCCCGATTGCAAAAGCGAAATTGGACCGCGTCCACGTCGCCGGGCCGGTCCGCTCGATCCGTTGCGTCACCATCGCGGGATGCGTCAGGAAGATCGTATTCCCGCTCTGCACCCAATCCATCTCCTTGAAGATAGCGCCGGTCCACGGCGCGCCGGTCACCGATCCAGACGCAAAAACATGGCCGCTATTCAGGTCACGCAAGTAAGCGTCCATCCGCCCATCGGTAAATGCGAGGATGTACTGCGTTGTCTGGTTGACGATGAATTCCGCCAGCACCGGATCACCGGGCAGCATCGCCTCAAGCCATGATCCAGGCCGACGAACGTGACCGCCGCCGATCAGCATTCGCCGGTTCAGCAGCGATTTCGCGCCGTTTTGATATTGATCGGTATCCTGCCGCATCGCCACTTCCGGCGCGAGTTCTCCGGCCGAGAAGCTGGTTTGCAGCGTTTTGCGCCGAGGCATGGATCACCTCGAACGTCGGAGGTCTGGACCGATATGGCAACCACCGCGCGCGCGCAGGGTCGGTGAAATGGTCGGATCACGCGCGGTCTGCGACTGGCTGTCACGATTTCGCGCCACGGCGAACATCTCGTCGGCCGCCTTGTCGCGATTCGCGGCTTCCGCATATCGCTCGCCAACGCCGCGCAGCAGGATCGCTTCCCACCGGCGGATCATTCCCTCGCGAAACCACGGCGGCCAATCCGCCTCCGGGACGCGCCAGATGTAATGCATCACGACGTCGTCGTTATCGGCGGCATTGCACAGGATTTTGTCGCCGTGGATCTCATAGGAGACCGGGAATCCGGCGATGGTCACAGTGCGAATTTCAATGAAGTCGTCCGGTTTCTGATACGCCGCGGCCCACGGCTCGGGCGGATCGCCCATCGTCGCCGGGTCGAGCCGGTTCAGCGAGGCAATCTTCGTCGCCCGCTTCCACGGGTACGTTGCGAGCTCGGCGCGCACCGAGTTCTCGTAGTTGCCGTTGGCGATATCCGCCACGATGCCGCCGCGCGAAAGGCTGGCGATCGGCATATTGCCGGTCCTGCCTGCGGCCGCATTGATGACGGAAAAGTCGGAAGTCTCTGCCATAGAGAGACGGTGCGGCCATTGCCACAACCGCGACAACGCACGGCTGTCGTCAGCGCCACTTCCCTATAGCGGTATAGGAAATCAGCGTTGATCCACCCGCGGCTCGACTCGAAATGTCCATACCCACGATCGTGACGGAAGTTGTCGAAATGGCCTTTGGCGATCCGGGGAAGGAGCCCTGAGAACTCACATAGAAGCTCCCGCACGTCACGGTGGGTACCGCAATGAATGCGGCGGGGAACGTGAAGTTCCGGCTACCCAGATAAAGAGAACCATAAGCCGTATCGATGGCCTGATCGGTAACCGTCACGCTCTGCCAGCAAATCTGAGTGCCATCGGAAAAACGAACATAGCTACCGTTCGCATTGCTTCCGCTGTCGACGATGTCCTTGCTGATCAGCGGCACTTCACCACCTCCGCGCGATGATGGCGTGGCCGGTGGTCGCGGCAATATAGCTTACATCGCCGGTTGGTTTGTAGCCGGGAGGCGTGGTGTAACTGCCCTTCGGCGCGATCGGAATGCTGGTCGAGTTGTCGGCCACGGTCGCCGTTCCGTTCTCGCGGATATACAGCGTTTCGCTCACATGCGGATTGACGACCTCGAATCCGTTGGCCGGTGTGGCGCCGAACACATTCGCCGCAGTGCCACCGGAGGCTACCGTCGTGGCGACCAGCGTTCCGGCCGCCGAGGTCTGCTGCACGGCGAAGGTGCCGGCGTTCGTAACCGCGTGCGAAGGAACGCTTGTCAGTGATACCGGTTGCGTCGCCTGCCAGAACGTTCCCGTGACGCCGACGCCAGCATTCAGCTTGGCAAGCACCGCCGCGAGCGTCGTCTGCGTTGCAGGGTCGGAGGTGATCTTTGCAAGAATGCTTGCGAGCGCGGCGATCTCGTCGTCCTGCTTTGCGGACGTGGCCATGCCGGCCGGGGTGGAGACGCTGATCGTCCCATCCAAAAGCGAATAAAGCCCCTTGAGCAGGGACACCATCGTATTGTCGTCAGCGGCGGCTACTGCGGGAGGATCACCCGGCGCGCCGATAGCATCGCGGCTGCCACGGAATATGCGGTTGTCATAGGCCATGGCAGCCCTCGCCGATCAGTATCAGGTCGCAGCCTTGGCAGCTTCCCGGTGCGCCAACTCGGCTTCAATCGTGGCATCGGCCTCGGCGGTGCCGGTGCCCTTCACCGGAGCGCCGAGACGACGCGCCAGATTGATGCGCTGGCTGTCTTGCAGGTCGCGCCAGTTCTCCGGAATGGTGATCTCCGCGCCCTTCGCGTCGGTCTTCGGGTCAAGCGATTCCCACTTTTCTCCCGGCTCGCCGTCAGCTTCGAACGCTTCACCCGCTTTGATCAGCCGGCCGCCGACGTATAGATCAGCCTTTGCTCGATACTTCGCCATGTCAGTTCCTCAAAAAGAAGGGGCCGGCGTCAGTTGACGCCGGTGCTGTAGCCGCTCTCATAGGTGCGGTCGTCGTAGCGGTTGTCCGACAGCCACGCGTCGACCTTGCCGGCGGTGAAGTCGGCGGTGTTGGTGGTGAACCGCAGTCCGAGGAACCGCTCATATGCGCTCGACGGGATCGGAATGCCCTTGGCGATCCATGCGCCGGCGATCAGCGATGCCGCAGCAACCGCCGATGCGATGGTGGCGTGAACGGTCGCCGACGTCGCCAGATCGGAGGTGCTATCGCTTTCCAGCGTCACGGTGAGGGTGGCGCTGCCGCTCGTCGCGAAGGCCTCCTTCACAAGGACGTGCAGATAAAGCGGCTCGCCCGCGCCGATGTCGCGGATCGTGTTGCCGGCGGAAAGCGGTCCAAGATCGATCACGTTGGTCGACAGAGCGTCCGCCGTGATGGCCTGGTCGTTGGAGAAGGTGTTCTGACGATCGCGGATCATCTTGGTATCCCTTTACGAGAATGAGGACGAGAGGTGAGCAGCCGTTAGGCTGCTCAGGTCACGCGTGCCTCGGTGTTCAGGAGCTTGTCGAGCAGACGGATCGGATAGCCATCGAAGGACAGCTTCGGCCGGCCTTCCTCGCTGCCGACCGTCAGATAGACGTTGGCCTTGCTCATCGCCTGAATGCGCAACATCGTCTTGATGGTGCGGTTTCCGTAGATGACGATGCGGCCGCCATCGACCTTCTTGATCTTGTCGATGCCGATTGCGAGCATCTTGAGGATGTCCGCCGGGGTGGTTTCGGCGATCAGATTTGACACGTCGATGTTGGCGACGCGAACAATCGATCGCCAGTCGCGGACGACGAGGCCGGCTTTCTGGGTGAACTTTTCCTCGTAGGCCGAGAACACGCCCGAACTGCCGTCCGGCGGGATCGCGTTGTTGTTGATGCCGAGGTCTTCGCGCGAGACGCCGGCGCTGGAGCCCTTCGGATAGGCGAAGAACACGGTGCGCGGGTGCCACTGCACGATCAGAATGGAGGTGTTGTCGCTGCCGGTGCCGCCGGCGTCGACGATGTTCTCGCCCGAGGGCGCCGCCTTGGAATTGAAGCGGCCCATGATGCCGTTGAACTTCGCCGGGCTCGTGGTGACCGCGCCGTAGAGTGCGGTTTCCGTCAGGCTCTGATTCATGCCTTCGAGGAAGCCGCCGGCCTCGATCAGCCGATATTGCTGGATATCGGTCTCCATGTCGGCAAGATCCTTGTCGACCACGGAGCGCGCTTCCATCATGCCGAGCGGTTCGTCGACCTGCGCGTAGCTTCCCTTGGTCGGCTGGACGCCCTGATAGTACGAACGCCAGGTCGGATCAGGCAGACCGATGCGCACCGCCGTGCGATGGTAGGTGCCGCCATTGGCCTCCATCCACGTCGAGTCGAGATACAGCTCGTTGTCCTGCGCCAGCATGTCGACAACATCGGAGACAATGCCGCCATCCGGCTCCTTGAGCTTGGCGACGTCCATCAGGGTCGGGTTGGTTGCAGCGATAACGCCCATGATCAGATGACCTTCTTCGGTGTGGTCGAGCCGTACCAGCGCTCGGATTGCGGGACTTCCGCGGGTTTGGTTGCAGGGTCACGGCCGCCGTCGCCCGGCACCGAGCCGGACGCCATCGCCATGATCTTTTCGAGCGCCGTGACGGCAGCGGCGTCGATCGCGTAGACGCGCACCGCGTTGAATTCTTCCGCGCTCAGTTGATCCCGGTCCTTGAGGCCGCGCAGCCAGTTGCCGACGGCTTCCTTGCGGTCCTTCGCGTTGCTGCCGAGCTTTGCGTCTTCGGCGGCGATGCGCTGCATCTCGGCGTTGTGGCCTTCGATCTGCATTCGCGCGTCGAGCGCAACGAGTTCGTTGACGGTGTCCTGATCCCAGCCGCGCTTGATCGCCATGTCGCGAATGACCGGGATACGCGGATCGTCGGGATTGATCTTGATCTCCATGCCGTCCGGCGCGGTGATCCCCTCGGGCAGCTTGACGTCGTCGAACTTGATGTCTTCCGGCTTCTGCGGCAGCGCAGCCTTGCGCGCCTGCTCGGCATCGAAGAACGTCTTCAACTCGCCGTAATGCGTGCCGAACTCGGGCTTGATCGCATTCGACGTAGTGTCCCACTGATCCTCGGGCAGCCATTCCGGCCGGGCGATCCCTTGTGCCGGCGGCGTGCCGGCGGCGGGAACATCGCCTGCCGCTGGTGCCGCTCCGCTAGCCGGAGGAACAGCAGCGCCGCCCTCACCTTCCGGAGCAAAGTTCACTATCCGCTGGCCGATCACACGCATTAGGTCGCTTCCCGTTTCGCAGCGATGGCGGCTCGGCCGCGCTCGCAGGCAATCTCAAGGTCGCGCACAAACTGCTGCTGAGTGATCCGGACCCGCAACGCACGCTCATCGGCGAGCGGATTCGCAACGCTGTCGAAATGACGCTGGCGAAGCTCTTTCAAAAGCTCCTTGCCCGCCGGCGAGGTGAATACCTGCATACACAGTTCATCGAAGCGGGTATTGCGCGGCGGCTCGGCGGGTTGCTTGCGAAGGTCTTCCCAGCTTGGCGTCATGACGGAATTCCGCCGCCGGTGATGGCGCCGAGGGCCGGCGGCAGGATTTCGCCCGCTCCACCGCCGCTCGCGCTTTGCAAGACCGGAAGGAATTTCTTGATTGCCTCGGCAATCTGGTTCGGATCGCGGATCACCTTGTCCTCGATCCCCATATCCTTGCCCTGCAACTTCGCGTACTCGACGATGTCGATCACGATCATGCCGACCTGCGGACCGAAGCGGCCGACGATCAGTTCGGCGAACTTGTCGCGGCGAACGACGGCTTCCTGTTCCTGCGCCCGGAGCAGCGGCGAAACAGGCTGCAACTGGATGTCGCGGCCCTCGATCTGGACCTTAGGCAGATTGCCGCGCTGGCCTTCGAGATAGGCGAAGCGCCGGAACAGCGGATATTGCAGCTCATGCACGAGCGTGGTCGCGGGCGTGCCCATGCGCCGGGCGCGCTCGGCGGCCTCATCCGCCCATTGCGTCGCGCTCGGCGGCGTCTTGCCTTGCTGTTCCGGCCGGTCCTGATAGTGCGCGCGACGAATAACGGACCGCTTTTCGTCGATCTCGAACGCCTGCACGTCGAAACGCGCCTGGCTCTCGATTGCGGCCGGCGGCTTCGACCCCGGCGCACGCGGCACCCATGTGCCCGGCTCGATGCCGTTGTCGAGGTTCATCACCCCGTCATCCTCGTAGGAGACGACAGGATCGACGTGCTTGTCGTAGTTCTTGAGCGCAGTGAAGCCGAAATGGTTCAGCGTCTTGATCGCCGGCAGCACCCGATAGGTCGGGCCGCATCCCCACGCCGTCGTGGAATCGCGGCCCCAGCGCGCGACGATGAACGGACACGAACCGGCGCCGACGTAGCGCTTCTCGTAAATGTTCTTGCCGTTTCCCTGAACGACGTACCAATAAACCTCGTCGCCCTTCTCCGACCAGTCGCGCCAGCAGCCGTCGATCAGGTCATACTCGGGATCTTCGCCGGTCTTCGGCGGCGGCCCGAGCTTGTCGAGGTCAGCCTGCGGCCACAGCGTCTTGATCTCGCCGCGCCGGTATCGGCCCTCGCGGAACACGCCGTCGACGTAGCCATAGGGCCCGCGCGTCAGCAGCAGCTTGGTGACCGGAATCGCCTCGCAATGGATCGGCTTCGCTGCATCGATGTCGGTGATCAGCAGCGCCATGGTCCCCGGCCCGAGGTCCATGTAGGCTTCCTGCAAGGCCATGTAGAGATTTGACCGGCCCATCGAGCCGAACACCACGGCCTGATATTGCGCGAGGCTGTCGCGGATCACGTTGGAATCGCCGGCGTCCAGCTTCTGCACCGGCTCGGCTGAAACCCAGTTGTTCTTCTGCGGCGTGAACGTGTTCAGCATGTCGGCGGCGAAGTCTTCCAGGACCACGCCGGCCGTCTCGTCGAAGATCACGTCGAGGTCCGGCGCCGCCCCGCTCGTCTGAGAGAACTTCGCGCGCCACGGCATGGTATAGCGATAGCAGTCCGTAAGCCGGCCCTGATGCTTCGAGCGATCGGTGCGCGCCCGCTCGACCAGCCGGTTCATTTCCTTGATGCGTGGATCGTCGGTCGTCTCGACCATCAGCTTGATCCCAACAGCGACGTGCCGCCACCGAACGAGCCGAGCAGCGAGCGCGTGCCGCGATTGCGGCTCCGCAGCAACGTTTCCTGCGCAAGCTGATCCTGGATGGCCTGCTGCTGCGCGGCTGCGGCGCGCGCCGCTTCCTGCTGCTGTTGCTTGACCACGTTCGGGTCAGGTTGAGGGATGTCAGGTTTGAACAGGCCGGCCATGGATGCTCCGCGCGGGCGCGGGCATCTTCACGGTCTCCGCGCCGTTGCGCAGAAGGTGGCGGTAGAGCGCCGCCGGCGACAACGCACGGCATCGAACGCCGAGCAGCGCTTTCACCGACCCGGTACACCACCAGCCGAACGGCGTTGCGGTACGTGATCGCTTCGCAACGACGCGCAGAACAACTGAACTCGAATCCATCAGTTGCTGAAACCGGCCGCCGAACTGGTCCTGCCGATAGATCAGCACCACCGTGCCGCGTCGCGTCGGGTCGATCAACACCCAGCGCTGCTGGTCGTCGAACCATGCCGCCGCGGTCACATGTCGGAATCCCGGCGCGAGAAATCGCGACCACCATGGCGCCCCATCGGCCTCGCCGAAGAACACCAGCCAAAGCCGGTCAATCGGCACGTCCGGGTTCACGCTCGGCACAAGGCGCGTCAGGCTCATCGGTGGCCCGCCATGCGCGCGAACGGGTCATAGCTGCGGCGGGTCTGCGTCGGCGGCCGTGTATGGCGCGATCCGGTCAACAGCAATTTGCCCTCGCCACCGCCGAGCAGCAGATAGCCCAGCGCATCCGGCGGATCGGAATACTCGTCCTTCTCGGGTTCGTCGGTGTAGCGCTCGCCCGAGACCTTCATGCGGCGATAGTGCCAGCCGCCATCCAGCGCCGCGATCAACGTCGTACACGTCGGCGAGATCAACAACGACGGCTGCCCCTCGCTCATCCGCGTCAACACCGCCTCGATCGATTGCAGCCGCACCGAGAACAGGATCGACGGCGCGGCCTGTATCGGCATCCGGTGCGAGCGGAAAATCTGGAATGGCACCTGCTCGTCGTTCTGGCCCTTGAAGTCGCCCGACGGATCGCCCCAGATCGTGAACGGCATCCCGCCGAATTTCTGCGCCAGCTCGCGTTTCAACATCGGCGCGAACGTCGCGGCACCCATATCTCGCGCGATCAGCTCATGCACGATGCTCCACCGGTTGCGGAAATACTGCCCGAAGATCGCGCACGGCCGGCGCCCGAAGTCGCAGCCAATCAACAGCGGTAGGCCCGGCACGATCTCCAGCGGCTTCTTCGCCACATGCACCGCGCGCGAAAAATCCGGCACCACTGGCTTGCCATCGCGGCGCGGCGACACCCGGTTGAGCACGTTGGCGTCAATCCACGACTTCGTCTTGCCCTTGATCGCGTTTAGGTAATAATTCGGCGGCAGGAACGCGCGGTTCTCGGCAAGCGCGTTTTCCTCGTACCCCGTCACGGCGCCCTCGCCGTCCTTGATCTCGATCAGGCCCGCCGGCTGCACGAAAAACCGCCAGCCTTCCGGCTTCACATGCGCACGGCGATCGTCCTCGGTGAAATAGTCCGGCACCGCCACGTCGCGGCGCATGATCGGCACCCAATGCATCTCGTCCGGCGCGTTCATGTCGGCGATGACGTGCGGCCTCACCGGCCCGCCATCGATCATCCGCGGGTACCGGCCGACGCGCGTAATGCCTTCGTCGAACAGCGCACGCGCCTGAAACTGGACCTCGTTCCACCACTCGCCAGTGGTCTCCAGCGACTTGAAGTAATCGATCGCCCGCTCGTCCTCCAGCGCGACGAAATGCACGTCAAGCTCGATGTCGCCGACCCGGATCTCGTGCATAAACGGCTTCGACCAATAGAACTTGCCGTACTCGCGCTCCGGAAACCACGACAGCCACGACTTCACCGTCGTGTCCTCGAGCTTGCCATACGTGTCCCGGAACACATGCCACCGCGCGCGCTTCTTGCCGTCAGCCTGCTTGTGCTGTTCCAACGCGCTCATCCAGATTTCCATGATGCACGCCGCGGTCTTCCCCGACCCGATCGGACCCTGGATGATCTTGACGATGGATTCCTTGTCGAGCAGGAACTGCCGCAGCGTCTCGCCGTCTGGTCGGTACGTCTTCATGCCGACACCCGCGCCACCGGCACCGGCTGCTGCTCGCGCAACGCCGCGTCCGTCGTCAGATGCACGATCCCGTCATCGGTCTTCACAACCACCCGGCCATCGCGCACATCAAGCACCACGCCGGCCTGACCGCGAAACCGCACAACATCGTCGCGATCGAACGGCAGGAGGGTCATTCTGCCTCATCCCAGCAAAACAACTTATCGAGCATCCGCCGCTTTAACACCTCGCAACCACCGACAGCCGTGTGGGCGTTCTGATGAATGCCAGCACCGTCAAATGATGTGCCGAGCGCTGAATACGCTCCCGCATTGTCCGACGTGATGGTGATGCAGGCGATGCCGTTAAACTCTCCAGCCTTCGCATCTGCCAATAGCCGCTCAAGTAACGCGACGCAGTTTTCATCAACGGGCGCCGGTGGCCCCGGAGTGACGAGCTTGAGAATGTTCGAACCCTCGCTCATCCGCCGATCCCCTCGCAGGCCGCATACATCCGATCCAGAAGCCGACGCCCGGCCTGATACCGGGCATCCCCACGATCAAACCCGGCAATCTCATAGGCGGCCATCAGCCCCGACAGCATCCCGCGCTGAAACTGATCCGAGATGTCTTCAAACGGATACGCTTGAATGAACGACGCCAACTCACCCCGCAGCGCCTCCATCGTCGTCGCAGGCGGGCGCTCGACCCAAGCCACCGGCAGCGTCACAATCTCGGCGCTCATGCCAAACCCCCGCGACGTTTTCCGGAAAAATTCCCAGCAGTTCCGATCTGACGGTTTTCGAACAGCCGAACACCCCGATGGTTTTCAGGGTCTATTGTGGGCGGAACGGGCGGCCGGCCTCTCGTTTCCTGTTTTTGGGGGCCGGGTCCTGTGGCGGTCGAACTCGAAGTGGACACCCCCACCCCCTCGACCGTGCGCCTGGCCGCCGACCCTGCCTTTAAGGCGGCGTTAAACGATCCAGCCAGCAACATGCTGATTTCATTCATGCTCAGTCCTCACATGCGCGGGACCGTGCTCAATGACCGGCTGCTGTCCGCCGCTGAGGTCGATCACGTAACCGACCGAAACCCCAACGTTTACATTCACTTGCCCCTCATTCGGAGGCTTGATGCCCTCGATGGCGAGCACGTGCTTGGATGCGTCGAGGCTGACGTGCTCAGACGACGCGTCGACCAGTTCGAGCAGTCGCGCGGAGGCTCGCATTGCGCCGCTCTGGATGGTTCGGCGTGTCTCGCGCGCTATAAACGCCTGTATCTTCGGTTTGGTCAGCGCCTCGCACAGATAGCTTGCATTGAGGCCGACACGTTCGGCGGCGGCTTTTTGCGTCTTGCATTCGCCGGTGAGCAGTAATTGGACCGCTTTGGCGATCTTGGGCGGGATGCGCACGCGTTTGCCGGTATCTGGCACGGATGCGGGGTCTGGCTGGCGTGATAGGGCTGCGGCTGGCATGGCCGCGATGGTGGCGGCGGATCGGGGTGGTACCCAACGCACGCTTGGCACAAGTGCGGCTACAGCAATATATTACTTATGGTGTAGCCGGACCTGTGCCATTTGCTCGGCGGCGGTACCACGTGCGGCGGCTGATGCCTTCGCGGTGCCATGGCTGGTCGGTCTCGGCGGACTGGTTTTCGTATTGCTTGCGGGGCTTTATGCCTGCGGCGCGTCGGATGGCTTCCTTGCGGGCTCGCTGCTGTTCGCGACGTCGTTTGAGGCGGGCGGCCTTGCCTTCGTCGATAGAGCCGATGGTGGTGATTCCGAGCATGGCGCGCTGTTCCGCGGTGAGCCTGAGCCGCCATGCGAGCGCGTCGGCCTTCCAGCGTTGCGGATTGGCGAGAATGGGCGGGACTATCTCGCGCTGCTCGGCGATCGTCATCCACGGCGCCCATATCTCGAGCCATCGGGCTATGTGACCGCGCGGGTGCGCCAGGCAGGCCAGATGGTTGAGCGCGATCTTGAGATCATCGCGGCCGGCGTCGTCATCGGGTAGCTCGGTGCCATAGCGGGCGCGGAACAGAACCGCCAGATCGTTCAGGCGCAGCGCGACCAGTTGCATGGGTGAGCGGCGACCGCGGCGTTTCTTCGGCCGATCCTCGAACCATTTGACATGCGCTTGGCGTTTGGCGGCGACCATTCCTCAATCGTGCAATATTTGCGTACGCGAGAACAACGCACAGGCATTTAATCGCTGTTTTGTGGGCTTTTCTCGCCTTCCAAATTATTTTTGAATTTGTCGATTGACAAACAATTAGCGCAGTGTATTTTGTCAATTGTCAAACGGCGGTTGGCGCTGCCGGGACATCAAACCGCGAGGATTATTCAATGCGCAATCTCACCCGAGAGTTTTTCATTCCGAAGTCCGCCATTAAGGTCGTCGACAAGAAGTCGGATGCCGTGGCCTATCTCTACAGCCCGATGGGCCGTCCCTGTGCGATGGTGTTCGTCGGCAAGCAGACCAAGCCGGCCTGGCGCTATCGCTTTCCGAACGAGGCAAAGCGGGCCGACGCGATCGAGCGCGCCTTCAATCAGCGGCGTGAGCTGGCGGCACGCAAGGCGGCAAGCGCGGCCGAGCGCAAGGCGTGGAAGAACCCCTACAAGGTCGGCGATCTGTTCCGCCGCTCATGGGGATACGATCAAACCAATATCGACTGGTACGAAGTTGTCGAGGTCCGCGGTCAGATGCTGATGGTCCGCGAGATCGCCCAGGAGCGCGTTGCCACCGGCGATATGACGGGCCGGACCACGCCGCAGCCCGGCCAATATCTGAAGGGCGAGCCGCGCAAGTGCCGCGCTCAGGATGGCCGGATAAAGATCAACGACTATGCGCACGCCTATTACGTCAAGCCGCAGATCGTCGCCGGCGTGCCGGTCTACGGCGCCGACCACTTTTCGACCTACGCTTGATTGGAGGCGACATGTTTGACCCTGCAAAATTCGGCAAATGGGCTCACAAGGCCTTGCAGGTCGACGAGGTCACGATGGCGCGGGCTCGCAAGGTGGCCGCGCTGTATCGCCGGGGCACAACGGAGGGTGAGCGCGCCGCAGCCTATAACAGATTGGAAGCGATCGCGACGGCGGCAAAGACCGACGTGGCAACCCTGTTGCGATGCTGCTGACAATGCGGGCCGGGAAGTTGGCGCTCCCCGGCCCTTTGCCATCCGTCCACACACAAGCCCGCGAGGGCGCCGAGGTAAACCGATGACGAATGACGATACCACGAAAGCCGCCGCGCTCTACGTCTTGGAGCGCGGCCTTGCTACCTATGCCGAGGTGGCCCAGATGTCCGGCCGGTCGCGCCAGATCGTGGCTCATTGGGGCAAGGAATGGCCGGACGCGCGGGCCGAAAGGCTGCAAAAAATATGGGCTAAAGCGCTTTTGTCGACCGACAAAAAGTGACCTGGCGGATAGCCGACAGCGGGGGCACCCGTGCCCCCGCTTTTTGCGTTTATATATCGCCCTTCCCGCGCCACGCCGGACAGCCTTCGCAGTCGGCCGGATACCGGAGCAGATGCCCGGCGAGCGCATTGCGTGATAGCCAGCGCGGCACGTCGACGAGCTGGGCCGGTGCCGAGTCCATAGCCCATCCGCACAACACCGGGCCATCGATGACGGTCTGGCGCCCGGTAATCGGCATGGCCGTCTAGGCATCGGCATCCCTCGCGGCATTCTCCGCGCGGTGCTTCTCGCCGGCGCGTTTGGCCTTCCGATAGGCTCGCCAGCGCTTGCGATTGAGGCTGCGAGCGAGTTCGGAACGCTGGTCCTTCGTCATCTTGCCGAACCGTTTTGCTCGTCCGATCTCGCCGAGCACCTTGAAATGCGATCGGTGCCGCCAATGCCTTATTTGCAAGGCTTTCTCTGACAGTCCTTTGTCGATCCGTGGCACGCTACGGAGTCCGATATTTTCGCCCTCGATTTGCAAGATGAAGTCCTTTCCAAACAGCGCTTCGACAACCAAATCCACCGTCTCCCACCGCGCCTGACGGCCTGACGGCGTGTCGGGATAGATCATCTTCGCGTAGTAGCCGTCCTGCGTTCCGGCCAGATCGTTGACGCGCTCCATGGACAGCCCGAGTTCGAGCCGTCGGCGTTCGATCACCTCCATCAGCGAGCGGTACAGCGCGGTGGAGGTCATTTGCGCACCACCATGAAGCTCTGCGACGTGAGCAGTGCCTCGATCGCCATGGCAACCGGCTCTCTGCAAAGCAGTCGCGCGAGGTCGACAAACTCGCGATTGGCGTTCTGCGGCTGTACGGCGCCATCATCCAAGAATCCGAGCGCGCCAAGAGCCCAGATGATCTGTTCTTCCGGGTTCATGTACGACATGGCAACCGGCCGGGCTTCCCGCAGACGTCGGCGTGCTTCGTCCTTCGTCATACCAGCACCGCCGCTGCGATGACCACCGCGCCGACGATGGCGCCGACGGTGAACACGACGGCATCGCGAGCAAATAATCGATTGGCGGACTTGGTCCGCACGTAGAAGATCGGCTCCTGCATTCCGCCGTAGATCATGTTTCCTTCGATGATGTTGTCCGATGCCCCGAAATCGCTTGGCAGAAAGATCTTCATCGCGCACCCCCCATGTTAATTTTCTCGTCCTCGAATGAAGCGTCGGGCAACGGCATACCCATGGCCTTGCGCGCCGTGATGCTCAACGCCAGCGGTGACGGCGGCGCAACGCCGAACGCTGCATATTCGCGGCGGACCCGTGCCTGTGCCTGTTCGAGCGCCACGCGGTTCGCTTCTGCTTTCTGCTTCGCCGTCGTTTCCGCGTCGGCCCCGGCCTCTAGGCGCGCGCTCAGTTCGGCAAAGCCCCTGGCGATGCGATCCTGTTCGTCGGCCATCACACCAGCCTCAACTTGCCGACCGTCGGAGCCGCAACCGCCAGCGTTTCGGGCTCAATCGGCGCCGGGTCCATCGCGCGTTCGATCGATACCGCGGAAAGCAGCCGCCGGATCTTCGTGACCTGATCGCGGAACGGCTGCACCTCGGATTCGCAGATCCTGCGGAGAGTGCCAGGCCCCGGCGCAAAGTCTGTGTTCGCGGCCGCTACGTCACCGCGGGCCCAGCGCTTGATCGCAGCATCAAGAGCCCATGGCGCAATATCGGCAACGGCCTCGCTGTACATGTCGATGCGCGCCGTTGCCGCCGCCTCAGAGGAGCCGCCCGCCACCGGATACGCCAGCAGCAGCTTCGTGACGAGCGACAACCTCGCCTTCGAGCACTGGTCCTGATCGAGATTGCCGCTGCTGATCACCTGCTCGAGTGCCTGCATCCGGTCCTGCAAATCCGTCCGCTCGGCGATCGTCATTTCGAGCCCGCTGGGAAAATTCAAACGCGTCGGCTGACCCGGCCATTGCACCGTCCCCAGCGATCTCGCGAGCTTTTCGAGTCGCTGCGGCAAGGATCGCATCGTGTCCAGTTGTGCGCGGATTTGCAGTTCGGTTGCCATTCTGGCCTCCACGGTAGTCGGCGGCACGACGACACCAGTTCCGCCACGTTCCATTCCAATCGAGCTTGAGCCCGCGCGCGCCCGGCTGCGCAGGCCAGTAATCCCGGAATCTCGCTAGTTCGCTTTGAGCGCGTTGCTCGCTGCCGAGCAGTTGGACTGCATGGGACCAGTCCTCGACGGTCGGCGTCCAATCGTGTGACAGCCGGTGACCGCGTTTTGCCTCTCTCTTCTCTTTCTTTTCTTCTTTCTTACTTTCTATAGAGAGAGGCGAATTATCACCGGTGACGCTTTGTGACGGTCTGTGACGGTCTGTGACGCTTTCCGCGTCGCCGGTTTCGTGCTGTTCTGCACCGTCACGCGTGACGCTTTGTGACGCTTTTGATGCCCGCCATTTGCGCGTTCGGAGAGCTGCTTTCGAGGGACCAGAGGCCGACATTTCGGCACCAGCACGCGCGACAAGCGCGGCCGCTTCGACGACGTCCATACCGCCGTCGACCAGTGCAGCGATGATGTCGGCCACCGCGCTCATCGCCGCGCCATCCTGTTCTGCGTCCGGACGCGGGACGTCTGGGTCGGCAGCACGTTGTCCGGCGTGACGGTGATGACGCGACCACCGGCGAACTCGAAGCGGTGGCCCTCGGCGCGGAGACACGCGGCTCCCATCGTGACCGACGCGGCGCACGTTTCCCAGATGTGCCGGCGCACGCCTTCCATATCCATGCCGAGCACGCGCTCGCAGTAACGGACCACGGCATGATCGGTAACCGGCGGGGCGACAGTTTTTGTCATGCTCCCCACACCCTTATTGCGGAGCTTCGATAATTGGTGATGAAGGTGTTGCCGATGATCTCGTTCGCCGAGTCGTTGAGGAATTCGAACATGTACCGGTCCGCAGGCCCGATCATCCTGATCATGTTTGCTTGGATCGAGACGTTTGGTCGCCGCACCTGAATCGTGTCGCTGATGACGAAGGTGCCGCCACGAAGGATAAGATGATCGGCATCGACCAGCGTTAATTGATCGCCGACAATGTCGACGGGCATCTTCGAAAACAGCGCCCGCAATCCGGCCGTGTCGTCGCGGATACCATCGCCATAGATCACCGGCAGCGATTTCGTGAGCGGGATCGTGGTCGCGGCGACGACCGCCAGCGTGCCACCAAGGAATGATCGTCGTGACAGTTGCAGACGCGTGCTCATATCCGCCCCTCCTTGATCGCCTCACGTCCGATGACCAGCGCGCGGTGGCATTCGGATTCCGGCACGTTGAACACAGTCGCCATCGCTGCGGTGTCGTATCCGCGATACCAAGCGGCCATGACGCGGCGGATGAAGTCCTCGCTCATGCGTCCCTCCGAAGCCAGCGGACCTCTGGAGCGCCGTCGTAGCCGCGCAACCAGACGAACCATGCGTAATCGGTGGTGCCGTTGCCGGGCTTCCCGCCGGCGGCGATGACGTGTCCTGGTGGCATCGATGGCCGCGGGGTGATGAAGTAGACGCGCCGCAGCGGAGTGGTTTGCAGCCAGCGGGACCGTTTGTCGCCCTGCACCCAATTGGCGGGCAGCAGCATCGCGACCTTACGATCAGCGACCGCCAGCGCCTTCCTCACGAATAGCTCAGCAACCCCAAACGGAGGGTTCGAAACGATATTCGCGCATTCACCGCCCGCAGCGATGGAGCAGATTTCAACCGGATAATCATCCGCGAGAAAATCGAGGCTGTGCATGAAACCGTCGGCGCGCTCAACGAGGTCCGTCCCGACGGCGTGAATATCCAGCGACCATGCAGAGCGGACGATGTTTCCGCCGCCGCACGCTGGATCAAGGATTCCGCCCTCGAACTGTTCTTGCTCGAAAAGACGACGACTGCACCAGCCGGGCTCGCAATACCAATCGTTGACCTCGCGCGCCCAAATCTTGCTCTCGCGCTTGCGGAGCGGACCGCGCAACGGTGCGGAAATGTCCGTCATATCAGCCTCACCGTGGCTACAACGAGCGGCTGCGGGCCGTATCGCTTTTCGATTTCGGCGCGGACGACCAAAGCATCGTCGACATAGACGACGCCGTTCAGCGCGTCCTTCCACGCCTTGAGAATGTTATCGAGGTCGGGTTTCTTCGCCGGCCAGATGCCGCCGGTGAGCGCGGCGTTGCGCTTCTTGGCGGACCACGACGCCGGAATCGGGAAGATCGCCCGCATGGTGAAGCGGACGGGCTGTGACCACGGCGCTTTGTTGCCCATCTCGCGCTGTGCGGCCGCGCGGATCATCGCTTCGTAATCGCGTGTTGCCGTCGGCGTGTAATGGCCGACGTGCCCACCCGGCTTGACGAACGTGCGCGCCCTGCCCTTGCCCTGCGGCGGGCCGACGACGCTGATGGTGATTGGCATCACCGCATCATCGGCGGGCACGGCAAACGGCGGATCGGCCGGGGATGGCCCCAACCGCTTCGCCTCGTAGTCCGCAAAGTCTTGCTCCGACCAGCGCACCGCAGCCTCACTGCATCGTGGGCTGCAAATCGGAACGCTCGCTCAAATCGATCTGATTTGGGTCCGGCGTTTCGGCGCCGACAGGCTCGCGCTTTTTCTTGAAGGCCGACGCCAGCACCGATTGCCCGTCGTGCCAGCCGGCGATCCACTTTTGCGCCGCGTCGACGGCAAGATTCTTCGGCGGTTCGCACGCATCGCCATGCATCCCGGCCGTCTTGCCGTCCTCAAACGGATCGGCCACCGGCTCGAACAGATTGGTTTGCGTGCCGACGGCGAGTCCGGCCCAGCGCGCGAGACGCAAGGTGCGCTCGACGATCGCCTTCATCTTCTTGTCGTTGGCGGCCAGAATCATGTCCTTGATGTCCGCCAGCGCGCCCTTGCCGAGATCGGCCTTGGCGAGATCGCCGACGGCGGCGCGGTCCTTCTTCGCCTTCTCGACCAGCGCGTCGGCGGCTTCGTACAGCTTCTTGTGGTGCAGCGTGAGCGCGCGGCGTTCTTCGTCGTTCAGCGTCGAATTGTGGCCGGGCTGGCCGTGCTTGTCCTTGGGCATTCTGCTCTCCTGTGGGTTTAGCGGGCGTTCAGCACGTCGATCAGCGGCTTCATGAACGCTGCCGACATGAACTCGGGCGATGGGTCACGCAGGAACAGCGGCGCTTCGAGATCGGCGTTGATCTCGGCCACCGCAGCATTCAACTCGAGTTCGAGTTTCGCCAGCACGTCGCCGTGACCGAACACGCGAACGGCGGTCGGAACGCTGGACGTGCAGCGAACGGGGTCGGCTGGACGTGCAGCCATCGTCATGAACGGGTTCTGCAAGGCGTTCTGCATTGGCGGTCCTCCATCTGCCCGAGCTCATCGAGCGTTGGCCGACTTGTCAGTCCTTGGCTTGGGTCACGAGAATGGCGGGCGCCGGCGCGACGTTGAACGCTTCGGCGATCTTGAGCAGCGCCTGACCATGGACATGCGAGGCATCGGCGAGAGCCGACAACACCTCCAATCGCGGGGCATCCGTGCTGCGCGCATCAATCGTGCAGTGGCTAATCTCAATGCGTTTGTCGACGAGCGGCTGGGCCGGCCGCTTGGCAACGCTTCTGGTCGAACGCTTCGGCTTCTTCATGGGAATCTCCATCGGTTTCAGATTCAGAACGGACGGCGACGCGGCGGTTCAGACGGCGGCGCCGGCGAATTATCGTTTTCGGGCCGGAGCCACGGCGCGATCAGGAACGCCAACCATCGCGCGCAACCCATCAAGGTGCGGGCGCATGTGTTCCTCGTCGTGAAAAGCAAGGGCCTCGGCACGGTTGATCGCGGCGGAAAGCTGTTTGTCGGCATCAATGGCTCCTGCAAGCGCCTTGGCTACGCGCTTCTGTGCTGCGATTTGCATTTTGCGAATGTCGGCGGCTTCCATCAGCGGAGCGCAAATGCGCCACCAGCCGGGCCGCGCATCGCCCATGATGGCGACGACGAATTCGAAGCCACGCTCCGACCGGATCAGATGCCCGAGCTCTTCGACGTTGAGCACACGATCTTCGGTCAACTTGCGCTTTGCGGTGCGCTCGGAAAGACCCAGCCAATCAGCCAGAACCGCAGCAGGTTTCTGGTACATCTCTTTGATCTGATTGATGACGGCCGAATTTGTTTGCCCAACTTGGGTAAATCTGGTGACCGGTTTAGCCGACGGTCGATTTGCAAAAGCAAGCTCCGTCGCGGAAGTTCGCGTCATGGTTTTACGCCTCACTCGTTACAGGGGATCGGGATGAAGGAAGTGCCGCAGCCAAAGCTGGGCAAGATTGGAGCGCGGGCACCTGACCGTTGGTCGCAGCCGCAATCCGCACCGCCCACGTCGGATCAATTTCGATCTCGCCGAGCAGCAGCTTGGAAACCGTCTGTTGAGCGCAGCCGAGACGCTCGGCGAGCAGTGATTGCTTGCCACCGCAGATGTCGATCGCCGCTTTGACGTGGGGGTTCACTTGCATGGAATCTGCCATGCCTATGGCCCATAACCCGAATGTGGGTACCCGTCAATACCCGCATCCGATCTCTCAACCGGCACCCGTAAACGGGTATAAGTCGACCATGGACCCGCACGAGATAGGAAAAGCTGTCCGGTTCGAGCGCGAACGGAAGGGCATGTCGCAAGAAGACCTCGCCGATATCGTTGGCGGTGGTCAGTCGACTATTGGCCGAATTGAAAACGGGGACTTCAAGCGCATCCCCTCAGTTCTGCCAGCCATTTTCCAAGTCCTTGGCATTGACGCCGCCGCGGTCGCGCCTGATCTCGCCGGGCTGCCCGCTCCTCAAATCGGACCGATAATCCAGAAAGTGCTCGGGCCAGACGACTTCAAGGTTTACGCCTCCGCAGAAGGCGGCCCAGGGGAGATCATTCTCTCTACCGACCCTGTGGATATGATTCCCCGGCCGTCGGTCGTCGCTAATATCCGAGAGGCGTACGGCCTCATCATCACCGGAACTTCAATGTGGCCGGAATACCGGCACGGCGAGACCGCCATCGTAAATCCTCTCCTCCCGTTTCAGCCGGGTGAAGTGCATATCTTTTACGCGGAGCGCGAAGGGGCCGCGCGGGCTTCGATTAAAGAACTGCGGCGGGCAACCCCCGACAATTGGCTGGTCTCGCAGCACAACCCGCCGGAAGGCAAATCGAAGGATTTCTCGCTGCCACGGAAGGACTGGCGATGGGCACACAGGGTTTTGGGAAAGTATTCGCGGCGCTAGCGTTCATCGGCTGCACGCTGGCGACTACCTCGGCGAGCGCAGAGGCGGACGTCGCAAGCTACTTCAAGAATTATGCACGCGCTTCCGATAGCACGCAGTCGTTTTACCGCACGGTGCTCTCCTCGTACGAGAACGGAATGGCTTGGGCCAATGCGACCCTGCAAGAGCAGGGATCAAAGCCGCTGTACTGTCCTCCCGAAAAGGTCGCGCTGACCGGAGATCAGTTACTCGACATCTTGCGCCGGTTTGCCCTGGATCGTCCGCCGATTCAAAAATACCCCTTTGGACTCGCTCTTTTGGAGGCGTTGCGAGACGCTTTCCCATGCAAGTAACCCAGAACGTAAAATAACGGGTTGACTCGGGTACCCGCTTTCGGGTAATAATCGCTCCACCAACTTGGAGCGAACGATGTCCGGCGTATCTCCCTCCCCTGTATGGATCGACTTGGCGGACCATCCGTCGAACGGCGATCCGACCGCACTTCTGGTTTCCAGCCCGCGCGACGTCGCCAGCATTTACCGGGTGAAAGGCGGCTATCTCGCCACCGATGGGAAAGGCCGTGCGCTCGACGTGCTGTTCGGCACCCAGCGCGAGGCGAAGGAAGCAATCCTCGCCGACCTGCCGCCAACCATTACCGATTGGCTGGAGCGCGAGTTGGGAGCCAAGCTCGCTACCATCCCGACCGCACAAGCGAAGCACCGCTTTCTGATCCAGCAATGGAACGTCTGGTCGGAGAAGCGTCGGCGCTTTGCGGAGTCGAACGGCGACGATGGCTTTTGGCATCCGCACTACGGCCACATGCACCTGTCCGACTACCTGACCGTGCTCTGCATGATCGACGGTGCGAAGTCGAAGCTGGAACGTCAGCGGGTGCCGGCATGACGGACCGCGAAATGGCAAACGCGATCGGTCGGCTGCTCGGGCGAATGATCATTGTCGTTCCACTTCTAACAGCCATCGGAATTGTCCTGTTGTGGCTCTTGCACGCGGGCAAGATCGACGCTGCGACCGCCATTCTGGTTTTCATGCTTGCGGCGGTGCTCTCATGACGCTGTCCGATTACGTGTTCATCGTTGTTGTTGTTGGCTCGTTCACGTGGGCAATCACACCACGGAGAGCGCGATGACCGATCTTGACCGCAGCCAGATCGAACAGGCCATCCGCGACTTGCGCGTGTTGCGCAACGAAGCCGCCGACCGCCTTCAAGTCAGCCTTTCCCTGCGCATCAACGACAGCATTTTGCGGTTGAAAGCGCTTTTGCCCGAACACCGGAGCGCAGCATGACCCGACAAGAACGTTCAGCGGAGATCGTTGCTATCGGCCTTCCGGTGTTGCTCGCAGCCGTGGCGGTGATCGGCATTGTCGGCATGATCGCTTTGTGGGCTGGCATCAAGAGCGGCGCAATATGAAGCCGTTATCCCCGACACAGCGCCGTTGCGTGATCGACGCGACCATTGAGCCGCTGCGACCGTTCCGACGCGGATTCGCGCGCACGAAGATGGGGCCGTTCTACGAAGCCCAGACCATCAACGCGCTGGTCAAGATCGGTGCGCTGCGGGTCATCAAGAAAACCAAGGCACCGATACGGCTGTCAGCGAGGGCAGAATGAAGATCACCACTCCCGGCATCTATCGCGACTTCCCCGGCGAGGACTATTTCGCCGATCCAACGCCGGCGCCGTCGCTCACGCAGTCGGTCGCGAAGATCCTGCTCGAACAGTCGCCCTTGCACGCCAAGCTGGCGCACCCGCGTCTCGCGCCACCGGTCGAAGGCGAGGAAGAAGCCGAGAAGTACGACAAGGCCAAGGCGATCGGCAACGCGGCGCACAAGCTGATGCTCGGCCGTGGGAAGGCCGTTGCGGTAATCAATGCTGCGGACTTCCGCGGCAAGGAGGCGAAGGCCGCACGCGACGAGGCCGTGCAGCATGGCTGCGAACCGGTCCTCGCGAAGCATGTCGAGATCGCCGAGCGGATGGTGCTGGCGGCGCGCGGACAACTCGCGCAGATCGAAGGCTGCGAGCGCGCTTTCCGCGATGGTGACGCCGAAGTCGTAATTGCCAATCAGGAGCCCGGCTTGTGGCTTCGCAGCATGATCGACTGGATCACGCCCGATCTTCGCGAGGTTTGGGATTTCAAGACCACAGGCATGTCGGCGTCGCCCTACGCGACCGGCAAGCTCATGGCGTCGGCCGGCTGGAACATTCAGGCCGCGATGCACGAGCGCATCCTCGCCGCCATCGATCCGCAGAACGCCGGACGTCGCCGTTACTTCTACGTCTGCCAGGAGAACGATCCGCCGTTCGCGCTGACCGTCAACGAGATCAGCGAATCCGCGCTCACCATTGGACGCAAGCAGATCGACTATGCCGCGCGCGCATGGTCCGAATGCCTCGTCACCGGCGAGTGGCCGGCCTATCCGCTGCGCATCATCCGGCCGGAACTGCCGGGCTGGCACGAAACTAAGTGGCTTGATCGCGAGATTGCCGAGGACGACGAGCGACGTGCTGCAATCCCGGAGCGCGACGGCAAATTCATCATGGCGGGTTAGGTCATGATAGCGCAGAGAGATCGCGGTGCGGTCGTTCAATTCGAGTTTGACAAGAAGCGCCTCCGCGCAATGACGCGGGAGACGCGCCGGTACGAAACCGAAAACGTGAACGTCCACGCGCACGACGTAATTCGTGGATGCCTGGAGGACGTCTTCCAGAACGGCGGGACACTCGTGGTGGTCGTCAGTCCGGAGAAGATCACAGTCGTGCAGCGTCCCGACGCGGAGGATTTGTAATGAGCTTCACCTTTGCCCCGGCCCGCCGTGAACAAGTCTCGCTGCTGATCGCTCTCGCGGGGGCAAGCGGTTCGGGCAAGACGTACAGCGCGCTCCGGCTCGCCAAGGGCATGGCGCCGAGCGGCAAGATCGCCTTCATCGATACCGAAGCCCGGCGTGGCCTGCACTATGCCGAGCAGTTCGACTTCATGCACGCCGACATGCGCCCACCGTTCCGGCCGGCCTCGTTCGTCGAGGGCATCCACGCTGCCGAAGCTGCCGGCGCCGAAGTCGTCATCATTGACAGCTTTTCGCACGAATACGACGGCGAAGGCGGCATCACCGATTGGGCTGATGATCTTGAGCGCAGCGGCACCAAGTCGCCGGGCAATTGGAAGATTCCGAAGCAGGCGCACAAGAAGCTGATGAACGCGCTGCTGCAATGCCGCGCGTCGATCATCTTCTGCCTTCGCGCCGACGAGAAAATCCGGATCGCCCGCGAGAACGGCAAAACCATTGTCGAACCGTTGGGCTGGATGCCGATCTGCGAGAAGCGCTTCATGTTCGAAATGACGGCCAGTTTCACGCTGACGCCGGATCGGCCCGGCATCCCGAATTTTAATCTACCGCACAAGCTCCAATCCCAGCACCGTGCCATGTTCTCGGATCGCTCACCGATCGGTGAGGATTCCGGCCGCGCATTGGCCGAATGGGCGCGCGGCGGATCACCAGCACCAGCTACGCCGCACCCGGACAAGCCTGCGGCGCAGACGTCGGCCCCTCCTTCCGACGTGAGGGAGCGTCAGGAGGATGGGGCCGACGAACTGACTGCGGCTGAATGGGACATCAAACTTGGCGAGGCTGCGGAGAAAGGCACAGAGCAGCTTAAGACCGTGTGGGAATCGATCCCGCCGGGCGAGGACAAGAAGATGCTGGAGGGTGCCCTGAACCGCCGCCACAAGCCGAACGCCAAGAAGGTCGATCAACTCGCAGGAGCGCCCGCATGACGAAGCGCGATCCGCTCACCTGGGACCGCCTGCCGCTGTTCGCGACGGACGAGGAAATCGGGGAAGCCGTGCTCGGCTGGGCGCGAAAGGACGAGTTCAAGGGCCTCGCCGTATTGCAGGAGCGGTACGGGATGCCGAAGATGAACCCGGTGTGGGGTGGCCGTTATGTCCCGGCCGTCAAGGCGTTCTTGGATCACCAGTACGGCATCGGCATCACGGCCACAGTCCCGCTCGCTCCAGATGGAATCGAAGGTAATTTCCATGCACCACGACGACAGACCAAAGACACCCGGCCTCAAATGGCGCAGCAGGCGCACCGGCCCGCCGGTCCCGTACTGGTTCGCTGATCCGAAGGCGATCGCCGCCGGCTACACGGTGAAGTCCGCGAACCTGTCGGAGTATGCCGACGACACCGCGCGGCTCGTCGAGCGCTGTCAGCGGCTGCAAGCCGAAATGCTGCAATGGATGAGCGGAGAGACGAACGCTATCAAATTCGATGGCACGTTCGGTGCGCTGATCAACATCTACGAGACGGATTCCGAGAGCCCGTATCAGAAGCTCAAGCGCGGTGTCCGCAAGAGCTATGACACGTACATCGTCAAGTTGAAGAACCACATCGGCAGCCGCCGGATCAACGCCAGTGATGGCCGCGACGTCAAACGCTGGTTCGCTGAATGGCGCGCGGGCAAGAACGGGGCGGATCATCTGCCGCGCGCGCGGTTCGTCCTCGCCGTGCTCAAGGCCGCCGTGTCGTTTGGCATCGTGTGCCGCCTCGATGGCTGCCGCGACTTCAAGGCCGTGCTCGGCGAGTTGGAGTTCGAAGCGCCGGCGAACCGCACCTGGGCGCCGACGGCAGAACAGGTCATCGCCGCGCGGAAGGCTGCTCATGCCGCCGGCGCACCGTCCCGCGCGCTGGTCTACGCACTCCAGTTCGAGGCCACGCTCCGGCAATGGGACATCATCGGCCAGTGGGTGCCGATCAGCGATCCACGCCCGAGCGCCGTTCTGCATCGCGGCAAGAAGTGGATCGGGCCGACGTGGTCCGCGATCAACGAGAACATGATCTTCAAGGTGAAGCCGACCAAGACTGAGAACACCACGGCGGTCGAGGTCGCCTTCGATCTGTCGGCCTGTCCGATGGTCATGGAGGAACTGGCGAAGATCCCGCAAACCGATCGCACCGGCCCGCTGATCGTCAACGAGTTCACCAAGCGTCCCTACAGCGAGCACTCGTTCCAGTACGGCTGGAAGGCGGACTTCAAGGCGGCCGGGCTGCCGGAGGGACTCTGGAACCGCGACATGCGCGCCGGCGGCGTCACCGAGGGCGGCAAGGCCGGTGCGTCCAAGGATGACCGCCGCAAGGTGGCCGGACATGCCCGCGAGGAAACCACGGAAATCTACGACCGCGACCAGATTGAAGCGCACCGGCGCGTCATGAAATCGCGGGCGGCATATCGAAATCGGAACAAGGCATAAACAACTCGGGGACCGCGTCAGGACCACGCAGGACCGCCATTCAATTAGATCAATACGTTAACGAAAATCTTGGTTAACCGCTCGTTAACGCTACGTCATTGATCCGATTGGAGCGCGGTCCCCGAAAAAAGGGGAAATCCAATGATTACCGCACCGAACACCGCGACCAGCAGCAAGCACACGGCGGGGGTGGCTTCCGTCCGGCGTTCGAAGTGGCCGAGTGATGGCGAATACGACTACGCCATTTCGTGCGAAGGCGCGCCTGTCGTCGCTGAGGCGTTTGGGCGCGCGTCGGACGGCTCCCTGCTCCCGGCCGAGGCCAACGCTCGCCTGATCGCGGAAGCCTTCACCGTCGCCCACGAAACCGGTCTGACTCCGCGCCAGCTTGCGGAGCGGTGCAAGGAGTTGGAGGCGGCACTGTCGGAAGTCGTCAGCATCGTGGAAATGTGCGAGCGCAACGGCACCACACTGCCAATCCCGCTTGCTTCCGCCCGCGCCGCCATCGCCAAGGCTACGGGGGCGGATCAATGACGCCCGACCTCATAGCCGATCAGGCGCTCATCCTGACGAGCCAGTGGCAGCGTCAAACCGCCGTCAACCGCATTCTCGCCGCATGGTGGCAAGGCAAGGACGATGGCCTGCCTGCCGAGCAGCGTCTCAACGACAACCACCAGGATCACTACAGCGCCACGCTCGATGCGGTGCGCGGGGCTCTCAATTCAACTGAAATTCATGGGGTTTGATATGCCAACTTGGCTCACCGACAATCGTGGCAATAAGTGTAG